TGAATGACGCTGCTGTTTATGGCAACGTTATTTGCAATGTTCCTGCTCCCGAACTTGTTCGTGGTGGTTTTATTGTTCCCCCTAAAGTTCATGTGAAGCAACTTCCTATGCTTACTAAAGGACAGCAAATTGCAGAACGCGATTGTGAGAATCTGATTGAAACTATTAACGAACATAAGTCCAGTAAGATTCTGATTTGTGCTAAGGCAGTCAAGCAAATTGTCAGTCTGATTTCTGAGTCTGATTTTTGCCAACAACTTGAGGATCGGGGTTATTCTTACATGTATATCAGTGCCAAGACTGGTGGCGTTATTGACGGCAAAAAAGTAAACCGTGAGGTATTCTTTGACACTCTTTCTGCGTGGGGTAAGGACAACGATAAGAAGTTTGTTGTTCTTCATCACAGCATTCTCTCTGAGGGTATCAATGTCTCTGGTCTTGAGTCTGTGATCTTTATGCGTTCCATGGATTATATTGGTATTTCTCAAACCATTGGTCGCGTGATTCGAATGCATCATGACGACGCCAAAGGTCTTCGTGAGGGTGCTATTCAACCTGGCAACTTGGATCAATACACCAAATCTTTTGGTCTTGTCTGCGTACCTGTGTTCAACAATGTTGGAATCAGTACTGCAAAGAAAGTACAATCTGTAGTGGATATTATCTTCCAGCAAGGAGAAGCAGCAGTTTCTGTGGTAAAGCGATGAAGGAAGGATTTATTATAGGAAAGGGTGACTATGCTGCTATACCTTTTGGTAAGCAGCTTATGGTCATTTATAGAGGAGAACAACTTAAAGTATGTCGCACAGAGAATTCTGCTCGTAGTTTCATACAACAACATAAAAAAGCGCAACGGGCCAGCAGCGCAGGTGCTAGTGGTCCTATTGGGTGAAATTGCAAAAAAATCAGGTTTTTGCTTCAGTGGTGGACTGGGTTCTCACCAAGTCTTATTTGAGAATTTGGTGGGGGTCCAGCAGACCGATCAAAAATCCAATTCTCAGACTGTCCACTGATCTCCCACAGACCCTGCCAGATGCCATATACTACAAAGGTAGTCAAGGGAACGCCCCATGCAACTCTCTGCTCTCTCCAAGATTGACGGCAAACCTTCTATGGTTGTTGATTATTATCCCGTCAAAGTTTCACTTAATGCAGATGTTTCTCCCAACTACATGCTCAAGGTTGTTTCTTTCAAGGGTGTTGATACCATGAGCAAGAAGGTTATCAGCAAGCGTGAGTTCGAGCGTGAGTGTGAGGAGCGTGTTGGTATGGGTTATGAAGTGACTGGTTTTAATACCATTCCCCAACTCGCTAATCCTATGTGGGGTGCTTGCTAATGGAAATTATACTGCCCATTCTTATTATCTCTGGTGGTATTGGGTGGGCATGTTTTTGTCTCTTTTCTGACTTTTTTGATTGCTTACCTAAAGACTAATGGCAACTCGTTCTCGCATTGGCATTGAACTCTCTGATGAATCTGTACTCTCTGTGTATCACCACTGGGACGGTTATCCCGAATGGTTGGGTCGTATTCTGAAGACTCATTATAATACTAAAGATAAAGTTGCTGAATTGATTGATGGTGGCGATATGTCCACTTGTTGGGATGAAGATAAAAAACCAGCATATTATTCTGCTCGGGGAGAAGTTTGTCCGCCTCGCCTTGATGCTGACTTGTGTGAGTATCTGCTCCCCGATAATAGCGAAGAGTACGCCTATGTCTTCCGTAATGGTGAATGGGTGTGCTATAATATGAATCAGTTTGACGATTCCAAACTGCCTGAAGTCGTTGAAATTCCCTCTGGTGCTCTTGCTGCTTGATCTATGAAAACTTCTGCTACTGCTCTTGCTCTCTTTGTTGTAATTGTTCTTGCAACTGCTGGACTTCTTTTTGAGGCGTGGTTACTTGGACTGATTCTGTCTTGGTTTGGTGTATCCCTGTCCTTCTGGCAGAACTTTGCTATTATCTTTCTTGCTAATCTTATTTACAAACCCATTGGAGGTTCTTCTAAATGACACAAGACAATACTATGCGTAACGCCAGTATCATTGGCGTTTCTTTTATTCTTTCTCTGTTTATTATCAACGCAGTGGTTGGTCCTCTCTACAATGTCTGGGCACAATCGCTTCAAGGTAAAGCAGAACTTCAGAAAGCTGAGTACACTCGTCAGGTAGCAGTTCTTGAGGCACAAGCAAAGAAAGATAGTGCTCAACAACTTGCTGATGCTGAAATCATCCGTGCTGGTGGTGTTGCCAAAGCAAACGAGATTATCGGTAACTCGCTGAAAGACAATCGTGAGTATCTTCAGTATCTGTATATTACTGGCATCGAAGAAGGATCAAACAAAGGTAATGTGACGATCTATGTGCCTACCGAAGGTGGAATGCCTGTCCCTACACTTCAAATGAACAAATGAATCGTAAGTATGTGATCGCTGGATTGATTGGTTTTTCTGCTATTCTTGGTTGGAATGTCTTTCTAATCCAGCGTGACGAGCGAATGTATGATTCTTACTACCGCACAAAAGCAGTAGAGAATCTTAAAAAACCACCTTCAACAGAAATTAGGTGACAGTTCATTAACTGGTACAATACCCATCAAATTCGGTGGGTTTTTTGCTATACTAAAAAAGTAGTTGAGGAATTCGCAATGGATCTATCTGAACTGATCGAAGAACTTCGTGAGATTGAAATTTATGGATCCGAACCTTCCGATTGGATGGGATATATGGGATCTGACGACTACTGGGTAGATCCTTCGGTGCCAGATCAAGAACTGGCATACTGAGTTTACTGGGCACCCTAGGGTGCCCTATAATACTTTCATACGCAAGGGAACCAACCCCGATGAGCACCACGACCTTCGCTGACTACGCTGCTTCTGCTCAAGCACGGCAAGACATTGCTTCTGCTGTTCTGGCGCACACTTACGCATTGTGTGAAGCACTGCGTCAAAACTACATCGACTATTCTATTCGTACTCATCAAAAGTTTGTTGATGATGCTGATACTCACAACTATCACAAAGAGCAGATTTCTAAACTGAAGCAAGGCACTTGTGATTATGATTTCTATCCTGAGACTGGTAGAAAGTATCACAAAATTGTTATGAACGCTGCTGGATCTCGTTCGGTTCATGCTTTCGTTGATAAAAAGACTGGCGAAGTTTATAAGTCTGCCAGTTGGAAATCTCCTGCAAAAGGTGTACGTTATGACCTACGACTGATCAAAGATCGTGAATGGTTGCTGGAAAATGCTGACTGGTCTGGTGGTTATCTTTATCAGCGTTGATGTATCTTCAAACCCAACACTTTCCTCAAATGACTGACTACCAACAAGAAATCAAAGATCTTACAACCACAAGATCTCTGCGTCTACTGCGTGATGGTTTCAAGAGTGATTTTGCAACGTTTGCTTACGCCGATGAGCGCATGACAGAATTGTTACAAGAACTTTCAAGTGAATTTGTCCAGGCAAACATTCCTATAGTTGATGAGGATAATGCAATGGATCTTTCTCTAATGCTTATGGAATCTCTTGACATTACTGCACGATAATTATGTACACAAACAACACAAAACTTGAAAAAATCATTCAAAATATGACAAAAGAACAAGTTGAAGAATTCTTTTGTGAATGTGAGATTCAAGCGTCAAAGTTTGAAGTAACCCTTGATTATTATTTCCGAGAATTTGTATGAGTGAAGAGTTAAAATTAATTTTTTGTCTACAACAAATTGAAAACATTTCAAATTTGGTTAAAGGCAATGAGTGGGAACATTTCTTAGTTTCCAAATTGATTTCTCTTAAGGTTGAATTCGAGCGTCAACTGGAATTGACAAAGCAAAAACAGCGTGCTACTATCAAGGAGTAATTTAGAAAACCAAATGAAGTATCTTTACATTGTTCGTTACTGGGTTCCATTTCCTTCTTCTGAGTATGGTGGGGTAATCAGTGTAATTGCAGGCAATGACGAGGAGTGTCATGATATCTTGCTTGAATGGCGTGATGACTACAACTCTCAATATGATTCAAACATTATGGAAGAGGTCAAGCTTGCCGTTCGATATGAACTGAATCCTCAAGTTGAATATGACACTGGAATTGTAGATTCTTTTACTACCTGATCATGATTGATTTCCCACACAAGGCACCAGAAGGTTACACTTATGAATTTGAAAACTTTAAGCGCAATACTACTCGTATTATGCTACGTTTTCATAAAAAGTTTGACTACAATCTCGGAAAACCTGTTGCAACAGTTTGGGGATTCTATGACTCAAAGAAAGACAAGTATTTTGCGCCAGTAAATTCTGCAACAATTGGAAAAGAAGTTGATATTCATTCAACTCGTCCATGGTCTGCAATGAAAATCAACCTTACACCTCTTGAACTCGCATTTTATGACTAAGCAAAATCAAATTGATCTAATCGAAGAATTTTACTGCGATAGAATTCAGTATCTTGTTGACAATGAAATGTACTTGGAGGCACATTCGATCTTTGAGGAATTCGTTGTAAATGACGAAGAACCTACCGATTATCTTTTTATTGCCTCTGTAAACTAATATAACGTCATATGTTTACTCCAGGCGAAAAAGTCTACTACAAAGGATTATCTGGAACAGTTAATTTTGTCTGTTCGAAATATATTACAATCCTGGTGAAAAAGGGTGAACACAAATCTCTTGACGTTAATGTTTTAGTTCATCCAGAAAATTATGATAATGTAGTAGATTTTAATTCCAAATAATAAGAAGATTAATAATGAAATCAATATGGAGACTATGGGCGAAGGCGCTAGGGGAAAAGGCACACAAAAAAGATTGTGTTGCTGATAAAGTTGCGATTATCCGAACAGTCATATTCGCAACTTATTTGATCACAAATAGTAATTTTTATGATTGAAACACTAATTGCTGGTCTCACTTGCGGCATTGCTACATACTATGGAGTTGGTGACGGATTTCATGGACAAATCACCGCTAATGGGGAAAGGTTTAATGCTTATCGTTGGACTGCAGCTCACCCTTATCTTCCTATGGGCACTAAAATCAGGGTAACAAACCAAGACAACATGAAGCAAGTTATTGTTAGGGTAAATGATCGTGGTCCTTATTCCCACGCAGACATTGACCTTTCCTATTCTGCTTTTGCACATATCCAATCAACAAGTAAAGGAAACGCTACAGTGTGTTGGAGAGTTGTCGGATGATCTTTATTAATTTTACCTATGTTTAGCAGACCTCTTTTTGGAACTAATACAAAGAAAACCAAACTGTCTTGGTTTGAATATATCTGGCACTCTTGTATTATTCAAGGTTGGTATAATTGCTGGTATTCCTTTAAGAACTGGGCTGACTTGATGGGAGATAATTATCAAGAATATGCTCTTCTTGTATCTGATGACCCACTGGAGCAGTGTATCTTATACTTCTGGGATAGTTTAGAGGATGAGATTTATCCTAAACATTTCCTGGAAAGTTTACTTCAAATGTCTTATGATGTTGAAACTGGTAAGGTTAAGACATATTCTATGAATGAAGTTTTTGATAGAGTACAAGACCTTGTAGGTGATCTTATTGAAGATTTGAAACTTGATGAGGAATTAGATAATGACAATCTTTGATTTGGTTTACGATCAACGTAAATATGGTTGGGTTGTTGATAAACGCTATGATTGGATCAATATGCTCATGACAATGCAGAAGAAAAATCCACAACGTTTCAAACAGTTTTATATTCACTATCATCAGGTAGATCATAATCGCGTTCTGTCTGGTATCAGAACATTTGAACTGGTGAATCCAGAGTGGCGATATCCTTACCATATCGTTCACCTTAATCGTTCTTCTGGTGCATTAGTCATTCCTAAAATGACCTATCACCGTTCTTATTCTGGAGAAGAAGGTTCTATTGTCATTAATCAAGCAATTCGTGACGATGAGTTTAATCCTGAAACTGAGTTTGTTCCCGTATCAGCAGCCAAAGACAGCAATCTTTATCATATCCTCGCTCACGAAAAACCAGTTATTCATACACTTGGAGAATAACCATGGGGATGTTTGATTATTTTCGTTCTTCCTATGATTTGGGCGAAAAATTTACAAATGTTTTATGTCAAACCAAAGATATAGAAGAAGGTATTGGCGGAACCTTGACTGACTATTGGTTAGATCCTAATGGTGTGTTATGGTATCCAGATTATAGGGGTACAAATACATATGAGATTATTGAAGAAGACGATCCTCGATATGATCCGAAGAAATTGTTTTTGAACTTTGAATGGGTGCCGACTGGCAATCGTGGATCATATAAACCCCATTTGATTACAAAGTATGTTGAGGTTTATCCTGCAACTTGGGAAGGACACTGGGAAGATTGGCCCCGTTGCAGATTGCACTTCAAGTATGGTAGACTTGTTGATTATGAGGATTTCACTGGGCGATGAATTCAACAGAGAAGGCAAAAATATATAAAAACGTTTGGTGTTGTGCATATCAAAGACGTTACATGTATCGCGGCACCCCACGCGAATATAGAGAGCATGAAACTATTTTAATGTGTCTTAATATGAAAGGCGCAAAGTGGTATCAATTTGACACAGAAAAACCCCATTATTTGAAATGATAGAAACGTCATTATTTCCTTACGAAAATCACCCATATCGGTTGGAATTCGGAGAAAAGAAAAACACTACAGTTTGTTATTTCTCATGTGAAGATCACTTGCAAAAATACTTGACCAGGTATAAACTTAATAAGAAAAATGTAAAAATTGATTGCTATCATGAACAATCCATTCAACCCAGTAAAAAGAACAAGAGAAGTGTGGAGCAAAAGTCTGAACCAAAAAGTAACGGAAGTTCAAGTTCAGTTCGCAGAAGAAAATCCAGCATGGATTCCACTGGAAACTCTAATCGCGCTCCAAAACCTAAAAAAAGAAAATAAATAAAAAAAATATAAAATACATGGCAATTGCATATAATCCAACAATAGTTACAACAGGATTAGTTTTATGTCTTGATGCTGGTAATACAAACTCATACTCTGGTTCTGGTACCAGTTGGAATGATTTAAGTGGTAATCAATATGTTGCTACTATGAGGAATTTGACATCTTCAAACTGGGTTTTGATCAATGGACAACGTGCATTTGAAACAAATGACACAAACAATCAAGGATTTACTGTATCTAATTTTGTTAGACCTGGATCTCAAAGAACATATAGTATTTGGTTAAGGTCAAAGTCATTCTCCATTGGGTGGCAAACATGGTTTGATGACGGTGCAGAAAGAATTTTATTTGGTACCAGTACAAATACCGTTCACATTTATCCTGATGTCAATCTAACTGCAAATTTACAAACAGATACTTGGTATAATTTATCTTATACTTTATCGGGAACAACTGCTATTGGATATGTAAATGGTGTTTCTGTGGGAAGTGGTACTTATTCGTCAGCACTGACAAGTGGAACTGGAGATCTATGGATACTTGGCGATACTGGAAGTGAAATTACAAGTTGCTATTGTTCTTATGCTTCTGTTTATAGCAGAGCACTCACAGCAACAGAAATTTCACAAAACTTCAATGCTCTCAGAGGAAGGTTTGGAATCTAAATATTTTAAAACTAAGGAAGTGTAAATGGCTGTTTATGCTGGACCAGAAATAGTAGATAATGGTCTTGTATTGTATCTTGACGCTGCAAATCAAAAATCTTATCCTGGATCTGGTACCACTTGGAATGATTTGAGTGGTAGAGAAAATCATCATACATTAACTGGAAGTCCAATATATGGTTCCGGTAGATTTACTTTAGACGGTTCGACACAAGGATTCACCAAAGCGAGTGCAATAAATGGAGTATCTTCAACAAATACTGTAGTAATATGGTACTCTACATCCGATGGAGCTGAATTGTGGGTAAGGGGAAATCAAAGTAATGGAGTTTATTTAAGTGCCTCCTCTGGCAATAACTACTATCATAGTAATGTAGGTTCTCCTACGAATTGGGTTGATTTAAATTCAGTAACAAATCCTGTTACTGAAGGGTATAGAAATGGCGCATTTCATATGTGGGAAGCAAAAAGTGTAGACTTTTCTTCTTGGTCATATTATGAATGGTTTTTATATCCTGCTCCTTGGCAAATGGCAGGAAATGTTAGTTGTATAATGGTATATGACAGAAATTTAACTGCAAATGAAAGTAGACAAAACTTTAATGCCATTCGTGGACGCTTTGGAATCTAAGGAGAAACAAAAATGGGATTATCACACTCGCCAAGCATAGCAACCAATGGATTAGTTTTGTATCTTGACGCTGCAAATGAAAAATCTTATCCTGGATCTGGAACTAATTGGCAAAATTTAGTTGGGTCTGAAGTTTTTACTATTAATGCTTCTGCTTATAATAGCAGCGGTCCAAAATATATGGACTTCAAGGGAAGTTTTGGGTGTGCCAAAAAAACTGATTCTGATTTTATTATTTCTGGAGATGTAACTTGTATTTGTTGGACTAGAATTTTAAATTCTACTTCAAACTGGAGAACTCTTCTTCGTGGTCTTAGCTCTGGACAAGACCACCAAGTAATTGTTCAAAGTGGTACTTGGCAAATCGGTATGTATGATAATACCAATGGAACAGGATTTAATGATTCTGGATTTAGTCAACAAAATCTTCCTGGTTATGCTTCAAATCAATGGAATATGTTAACTTGGAGGTGGAAGAATGCAGCAACTCCATATTATAACTTAAGTTATAATGATTCTCCAGAAACAATAAGAGGTTCAAATAATAGTTCAAATGCTAGATTTAAGCACGGATTTTGTTCTATTGGTGCTTATAATAATGGTGTTCAAAGTGACCCAAATAATGCCTCTTAATTTTGGGGTGATATATCACAAATATCCATTTATAATAGATATTTGACTGACGCGGAGATTTCACAAAACTTCAATGCTCTCAGAGGAAGGTTTGGAATCTAATATGACACCCAGAGAACTGGCACACTCCTTCTTGCATTCGTGTGGTTTTGCCTTATAATATAAAGGTAATCAAGAGATCCAAATGATTTTCCACTATACTGCTGGTCAGGGAAAGCAAGGTACCCTCACTCTTGTTCCTTCTATGTCTCTTATCAACCCTCAGTATGTTTGTGTTGCTGAGGTTGAGGGAAAATCAATGGTTGTGAGCAACCCTCGCCCTCTCAATGAAGCACTTAATTGGGCTCGTAATTACTGTGGTTCTTTCTGCCTCCTCTGATAATGAAACCTAAATTTCGACCCATATTAGAAATGGCATTAGAACAAGGTGTTAGGTATGGATATAATCGTGCATTTAGGCATGATCCAGCACCACATGTAGATGCTATTGTTGAACATATTGTTGAACAAGTAATTAACTCTCTTGACGATTGGTTTGATTTTGAGGAGAACAATGAACCTAATTAATTTTAAACATAGATACGATTACGGTCACGATTGGTATGTTCAAATTCTAACCATCAAGCGTTGGAGTTTGCTTCAAATATCTGTGAGTTGGAATGATTATGCATCGTGGCCTTATCTGCAAATTAGGTCTGGAAGTGGTGATTTGGTAAGTATTATTTTCTGGGTTTATAAGTTTGGGTTTGATATTGATTTTTGTGGGAGAACTTGGAAATGGGATTACTTAGAAAAATGTGATGAGGAATCTGATAAAGATTTCTTGAAAGCGGATGAATGCTGAAGCAATTACCTACTAAAAAGCACCGAACATTATGAACCTCAAAGAGAAGAAAGCACTACTCAAGAAACTTGAGACTGCATACAACACTTGTTTTGATTGTGGACAAAAGTATGGAGTTTATTCCGTAGGTTGCTCCTCTGTTTATGAGTCAAAGTGTGGTGTATGCGGTGAGATCAAACGTATCACCGAAACCCGTGATTTTGCTTATTTTGTAACTGGTATTCGCAAACTGAAACTGGAGATTGCAAATGAGAAGAGTAAGCGTAAGACCCAAAAGCAAGAAGGCGAAGAATCGTCTTGCTAACACAATGGAAGGAAATCCTGTTTGTATTGTGGAGCAGGATACTGGCGGTGAGTTATTTCTCGCTTCTGAGAATCGTAAATACTTCTTCTGGGTTAGCACTCGCACTGGCACAAATCGTTTTGGTGACAAATCTGATTCACACTGGGAGGTGATTGAATGACTTACGACCAACTCTATGAGCACATTGTCAACTACATTGCTCAACCACTGGATGACAAACGCAAAGCATGTCTGATTCTTGGTGCTGTTATGGAGTTTCACCTTGATTGCCTTGATGAAGGTGTAGATCCTCGCACTATTGATATGACTGGTTTTGTGAATGAGAAACTTGATGAACTGGAGGGTAAATGAGATTTCGTGATATTGAGTTCCGTTGGAGCAACTGCAATAACAAGTATGAACTCGTCAAGTGGCATCAAAACCCAAATGGTAAAAAGTGTTATGTGATTGCTTTCTTTGATAAAGGCAAAGAGGGATATGATATGAGAACTATTGGTGACAGGTTCTTTGAGGATAAAGATGCCTGGGTTGTGGGTAAGTATGGTCTGGAGTTTCTAAATGAAGTCTTTGAGATTGAAAGGATTGAAGAGGAACTGAAATAGACACTTGAAGAACTGGCACAGGGCATCTCCACAGGTGCCCTTTTTGGTCTATAATGACTTCATAAGAAACAAACCAATGACTGACCTTTCCAACTTTACTTACAAGCAAATACAGGAACTTGAAAGGCAAA